GTGTCGCATTGTGGTCATGTTCTCGCTGTGCCAGTCGGAATGAGGCCACTGGCAGCCTTTTTCACGAAGTAACCAGCTTTCAAGACATTCCACTCCACCAGCACGACGGATCACTGCCTCATTGCGGAACACGGCCCGAACGGCAGGATCATCCGCCAGCGGTTGTGATGCTGCCGGAACGGCACCACTGGCGAAAGATGAATAACGTTCCGGCTCAGGCTCCAGCAGGACACGCCCCTGCATAAACAGGGGCATCAGCTCTGAACCTGGTCTGAACAATACGATCCCCATACGCGGGGCAATTTCAGGGGTCAGTAGTGCTCTCACGGTCACCTCAATGAACGGTATCGAGCAGCTTTAACAGCTCAGGGAATCGGGATTCGAAGAAATGCGGCTGCGTCTCGCGCGGATTTGCGGGACTGGTGATGTTCTTGCCGAACATGCAGCCTTTCGCTGTCAGCGACCAGAATTTTTTGATGTTGTTAATCGCGGTACGACTGTATCGTTCGCGCTGCTCGACGATCCCCAGCTTCACCATCTGGTGATATGCCTGATTAGCCGTCAGGCGGATACCATACTGTTTCAACAGTGCACTCAGTGACAGTGTCGGGCGACTTGAGCCATCGTGTGCATCAGCAGGAGCATCAATGGCATAGCGCGGTGCCAGATTCGGTAAGCCAACAGCCTCCTGGAGTTTCTGACAGGCACCAAGCACTGATGAGTTAGACAGGTTTAATTCCCGGCGCATAAAGTCCAGCAGGATCACACCAGCCTGCATCTTGTCAGCAGCCTGCCCGGATAATTTTTCCGGTGCGCTGGTTACCATATCGAAAGTACGGATCACCTTCAGATGGAATGACGGGCTGATCCACATTGCATAGGCATACACCAGTTCTTTGCAGACATACGTCCCCTGGTTATTTCCGCCATTAATGACGCTAACTGGTTGATTTTGTTCCAGAGGCGGAATTCCACCCTCGGTGAAAAGTTGTTCAATCAATTCACAGGTTTGCTTATTGGAGAGCCAGTATTTCGGGCGGTTTTTTTGTTCTCCGCCGGCTGCCCTGTGCAGATCGTTCAGGCTGTAACGCCCATAAGCATCACGACGAACTTCAATACCATCAATGACCATCAGATTATTCATACTTCGTTTCTCCTCTTAATCAGGCGGCTGCACCCGCCGTTTTCTCGTACTTGCTGATAGTGATCTCGACCTTCCCTTCCGGGATAACCGGTCCCCACTCCACCAGCATTCTTTTCACCTGACTGTCGTCTTCCCACACACCCGCGTGGGTCAGGGCGTCAAACAGTGCCTTGTTATAGTTGTCCAGATCGCGGATCCGGTTATCCGGAGGAAACAACACGATCTCCACTGAAGCAGGTGCCGACGTTGGTTTTGGCAGACGACGTAACTGCTCAACTATTGCTGCACACGCCGCGCTCTGGAATTTGCGCCCCGCCGCGCTTATCAGGCTCTTACCTGCAAACGCCCCTTTGTTGGTGTGTCGCCAGTACGTGTTCACGCTGGGCGGAAAAGGCAGGATCAGCTTCATACTTTCAGGCCCCTCTCATGTAACCAGTGGGTTGCACGCAGCCTTGCGTTTTCCTCACCGGCAAGCAGTGCGCGGATAATCCCGACCGCCTCGCTGTCGTCGTCCTTCACCGCGGTATGAAGCGTTAGCCGTTCTGACGGTACTCATCCCCGCGCCAATCTGACGGGCAATGGTTTCAATTGATGGCCAGCACACACCTTCGTCATTACTGAAATCAGCCAGGCGGGCCATAATTGCCACGCTGGATAACTTCATGCCTGATGCAGCGCAACCATCCCATACATAGCCGGTTAATTTAGTGCTCATGACCGACCTCTATTTCCCTGAATTTACGCCGAAACTGTTCGAGCGGACTGAAGCATTCATGCTCATAACCTTCGCGGAGGTAGATAACCCGTTGTGTTTCCGGCTCCCAACGAATGACTCTGACGGGCACTCCGTAGTGATCTTTGAACCAGCGGTTAACTTGTCGCAAAGGACTGTCTCCTTCTGCCGGTTGAAATCACCCACAGCCCACTCTGCAAAGCTGTGGGTTACAATTTCCCTGTCACCTGGTACATTCACTGCATAGCAATATTCCACCTTCGCTTTTCCACCCGGTACAGGAAGCGCAATCAGTTGCGAGCGACGGTAGTGTGTTGTTAAACTGTTCATGCGTTAGTTTCTCCGCAACCAGAAGCAATCGACGCCACGACGCCCGGAGCTGCACACTCGCGGGCGTCATTACTTTCTGAAATGCAAAAAATTTTGTAGACAAGTGCTGCATGCTCCTGCAGCTTCGAAATTGAGAGATACAGCTCGTCGTTAATTGCTGTCTTCTCATGCGGTTCCACTACACCGTCTTCGATTGCTGAACGAATCTGTTTTGAATAACTGCCGATCTGTTCAATGACTTCCAGCAGACGCTGGTTAATATCGGCGTTGTCCACATCCTCGACGTCAGGAAGAGACACAAAGACGCCATTTGCAGACTGCACCACAGCATCAGCAATGAAGTGAGTGCCACCAGCACGCTGTAAAACCATTGCCCATCCCAGCGGGAAAATCTGATCGCCATCTGCACGAAGGCGGTTGAATAAAGCGTTTTCTGTTACATCGAGCCAGTCAGCCGCTTCAGCGTAACCACCCGGCAACGCCGCGATAGTTTTTCTGACAGCTTTCACGTACCACTCAGGCTGTTTTTCTACTTTCCAGTGATGCTTACCCACGGTTCACCTCCTGTTCCTGTGGTTTAAACCCATTCTGGTTTTGGCTAGATTGAAAACGTGCCGGATAAAGAATCTGCATTTCGCTGATTTCACCCTTAAAAAAATTGGCTAAACGTTCTGCAAGCTCGATAGATGGAATCTGCTCCAGCCTCTCAATACGACTCAACGTCGCTGGATTGACTTGAACACCCGCAGCAACATGCTGCAAAGTGAAACAATGCGCCTTACGCACATTTCGTAATGGTGATTGCATATATCCTCCAAATATTGCGTGTTATGCATGTTATTTCACGCAAGTATTTTGCGCAAGTTGATTTGCTTATCACGCAATAAAGAAATGTAATAAACGCATGAACATAGGAAACCGAGTCAGACAACTTCGCCAAGCGAAGAACATGAAAATCGCCGATCTCGCTGAAGCAATAGGAGTAGATGCGGCGAACATCTCGCGCTTAGAAACGGGTAAGCAGAAACAATTTACCGAACAAACACTGAGTAATATTGCCAAGAGCTTAGGTGTTGATATTGCTGATCTCTTTACCTCTGCCCTCAAAAGTAATACTGTATATAAAAACAGTAATAATGAGGATGTTGCGCAGGTGAAGGATGTGTTCCGTATTGAAATGCTGGATATCAGTGCCAGTGCGGGAAATGGCCTTATCCAGGGCGGTGATGTCATTGATGTGATTCATGCCATCGAATACAGAACTGATAATGCTGTATCAATGTTCGGCGGACGACCAGCCAATCACATCAAAGTTATCAACGTTCGTGGGGACAGTATGTGTCCAACCATTGAGCCAGGAGATCTCATCTTCGTCGATGTCAGCATCAATCAGTTTGATGGTGATGGTATATATGTCTTTGGTTTTGATGACAAAATATACGTTAAAAGACTTCAAATGATTCCTGACAAACTGCTGGTGATTTCTGATAACCAGATTTACCGTGAATGGGGAATTACTAGCGAAAACGAACACCGATTCATGGTCTTTGGAAAGGTCTTAATCAGTCAGTCGCAAACCCTTAAGAGACATAATTAACCTCAATATCCCATCCATCGGCCACCGAAAGGTGGCTTTTTATCACCTATAATTTTGCATATCTCGCAAAATACTACTTGCATATCTCGCAATTTAATTTTAACTTTTGTTCCAGACCAACTACAGGATTACAACAAAATCGGGTTGCAACACGGTGCATGGTGCATGTGTCGTAAGCGGTCAGTAAATGTCAAAAACGAACAGGCAGGACGCCCACGAAGTAGCCGCCTCGGGCATATGAAGTCCAGGATGATTCGTTAGCAACAAAAAAGCGCCCTACAGGACGCTTAGCTCTTTAACAATCTGGTCCCCATCAACAAGTAACTGATAACTTGAGGAGGTGTGAAATGCACAAAACAGAACCAAAAATCGTCGCGCCTGGCTACACAGATGAGGAAATTTATGAGTGGATGACAAAGAAGCTGGCAGCTATAAACCAGCTTCGTGAAGTGCTGTCTTATCGACAGGAAACAATAGACTCCTTAAAAAAACTGGATCAGGAAATCACGGTTTTATCACAGGATGTTACTTTAGATATTGTGCAGACAAATTAGGATCCCATTCATTTTCGTCAAAATCATCAAAGTGATGAATTTGTGATCTCCAGTCTCGATAATCTAAAAATTTCTGGGCGGTTACACTTATTTTATCAAGCGTGAGTTCATCCTGAATTGAAAGAAGAAGTTCATCAAATTTCATCTCATTAATCTGTTTTGGCATCCAGTGATGCTTCATCAGAATAAGGTGAACCAGAGCCTTTTTCCCATTCAACTGATTATAGGGTGTGCCGAATTTCTTCCGGTGCTCATTTAAGACAAGGTCCAGAAGAGTAAGTAATGTTGCCCTTGATTCAACTTTGCTTATTTCGACTGATGACACTACCCCACTGATTTCAATGCCCCGATACTTTCCAACATTTTCACAGTGGGATTTGTACAGCGTATAGATATTACCGGACATTTCTTTTCCTTTTGCGTTGTTGGGGATAACCAGATTAACCGAATCCTTGTTGTTGGGGAATAACCAGGTCCACCTCGCCTGATGTGGCTAAAAGCAGGCACATAACAGCTAAGTATTTTCAACCAGAGAGAATCCTTAGCGTTGTGGTGAATGCGGCTCAGCGCACGCGGGTTAAGGTTGAGGCTGACAGTCGACCTTCTGTGGATACCCACCCGCCTGGTGTGCAACCTTCGCCAGGCACCGGGAGGCACCCGGCACCACAACTTTATGCTGTGTGTAGTCCTGGCGGTACCAGCTTGTACCCTTGCTTCCGGCTGGTACCGTCCTTTTTACAAAACAGAGAAGAGCATCACCGGACGACGGGCTCATAACCCAATCCATCCGGGCGGCAGTCACCGCAGGTGTTCTTCTCTGTTTTGTGGAGAAACTAACCGACCTTGCAGGGTCGATATGATGAGGAGCAGCAAAATGGCTAGCGAACGCAGTACTGATGTGCAGGCATTTATCGGGGAGCTGGACGGCGGCGTATTTGAAACCAAAATCGGCGCAGTTCTCAGTGAAGTCGCTTCCGGTGTGATGAACACGAAAACCAAAGGTAAGGTCTC